ATCTGGCAAGAATCGAACAGTTGATTGTTCACCTTCTTTTAGATTCCAGAATGGATAGATTGCGTTGTCGCCGCCGCTTGTTTTTGTGTTACCGCCTGAACGAACTTCTTGTTCTTTCAGTTTGTTGCGGATTTCCGCTAGTGTAGCCATTATAAGCCTCCTTATTGTTTGCCTGTTTGTATTTGTGCCTCACTATAATACAGCACATATTTCTACATACTATATTAATATGTGTATTTAGTCAAGTGCGTAGTTAATGAAATATTATTTTTTGGTGGAATAGCCTGCCAGCTGTTTGATGCGTTCAATTTCCATATCTTTACCATTCTGTAAACTTTTAATGGTTTCGATAGCAGTTTTGGCAGCAGAGTCACCAAATTGTTTCTGCACTGATGTGATCACTGCTGTTTCTCCTTTGGGAAATTTGTTTGTGGTATAGTCATAGAAACTTTTTACGAATTCTTCTATTTTTTCAGATGCTTTGTGTAAATCTTCTTTGCTGGATTTATTATCTTCAGAATATTTTTGATTCAATTCCATAGCTGCTTCTTCTGCTGCTTCTCTGTCTTTTTTAACTTCTGCCACAGTGGTGTGCAGGAAGTTGGCCAATTCAAGATCACTCATTTGTCTAATGGTAGGACCACCGCCTGTGCTTTCAAATTTACTGCGTAATTTGTCTGAGTCCATTTGAAAATCTTCTGAATCCATGTATTCTTTCCAGTCTTTGTATTCATCATGCAATGCTGGAGTGTTGTTCCAAATCTCTTTGGCCAATTCTTCTGCAGATCCTTCACCAGGATGATAGGATTCTTTTTTATCTTTTTCATCTCTGTATTGTTTTGAAATGATTGCGTATTCTTGTGGTTTTAATTCATGCACTTCTTTGTTGTGTGTTTTCTTTAACCAATCACGAAATCTATACTGATCATCTATGCTGGCTTCAGCTTCTTTCTGAGTTGTTTCTATCAATCCCATATCGGCCAATCTAGTTGTGAGCCAATTGATAGGATCGCCATCTTTAGCAGTATATGTACCATAGGGCATATCTCCATTATCGTGGTAATAGTTTGCCAATTCTGAATACAACTCTTTGTGATTGTATAAATCATCTCCTGCCTTAAATTGTTTGTAAGCATTTGGATGTTTGTTCAATATTTTTTGCACTTCTTCTTTTTCTTGAGATGCAGAAGATTTGCCTGCATAGGCTTGAGCCTGGGGTGATTGGTTTGGATCCATGTCAGCATCATCTTGCAATGATGTGTCGCTGATACCTGCCATATCCATGGCGTCTTTGAGTGTGAATTCTTTGTCGCCCACTTTGAATTTGTCACCTGGTTTCATGCCGGCTGCTTTGGCTTTACGTACTGCCTGAGCAAATTGATTGCCTTCGGTGGACATCTTCATGTCGCCAGTGCTGATTCTTTTCAGCATGTCTGGTTTTTTGTTTTGTACGTAAGCATATATCAAAGGTCTGATACAAGCATCACTGTCTTTTTTACCAATCTCTCTGATTTGATCATTTAAATTGGCATCATCTATAATGCCTTCCAAACTTTCCAAACCATTCACTCCATTTATACCTGCTGGAAAATGTTTGCTCATCAATTGATTTAACTTGTTCAATGCTTGTTTTTGTTCTTCAGAATCAGATGAAAACAATGTGTTTTCTCCTTCATCAATGATTGAATCTAAAATTTTTTCAAACTGATCAATGGGATTGATGTTGGTTTCAAGCATGCTGCCCAAAACTTTTTCCACACTTTGTGGAGCAGCGTTGGTATAAATCACTATGCCTTGATAATTGCCTTCGTCAGGAGTAACCTCTGATTCAATACCAGACTTCTTCAATAAATCTTGTATGGTGAAAGCGTCTTTGTCTGACACTGGTCTACTTCTGTCAAAATCTCCAGACACATTATACTTTAAATATCTTGTTTCTGTGCTGCCTTGATAACCAGATGCTTCTGTTTCAAAATCTTCAGCAGTGATTTCTTTGATTGGTTTTTGAGTGACCAATTTGTAGATGTAAGGAAACACTTCTTGTAATTCATCGTTGAAAGTTTTAATTGTTAATTCATCAATCCAGTTTTCTTTCACATCTTCTGGCACTGTTAAAGCTTCGTTGGTTTTAAAGTTTTCTTTGGTCAATCTATAAAAACTTTCTTTTTGTAATCCTTGAATGGTTTCTTTAATTTCTTCTATTCTATCATTGATTACTGAAGAGTATTCTTTTAATGTTTCAGCCATCACTGCTGATCTATTCACATAGTTTTTAAATTTTTTTAATTTATAAAGTTCTTCGCTCAGTCCCACAATGTGTTTGCCAAAATCATCATATGGTTTGCCACTTTCACTCACGTGACGTGCCATTGCTCTAGCACCATTGATGTGTTTGAATGGATACTTGAATCTTTCACCTTCGGAACTTTCAATGTATATGGAATGAATTCTGTGAGTACGACCAGCAGCCATGTCTGCATCCACTGCTGCAGAATGTTTGATGATCAGTTTGCTGTCACCTATGTTTTGAAAACTGGTTTTGTTGGTGCCAGTCAATGCTGCTTCTGTTACTTCTTTTGGTTTTGTCATAGCACTTAAAAAATTATAATCTCTTTTTTCCAAATTGCTTTTGGTGATGTCTCTGGTGTCAAATGTCATCATTCTTGACTTGGCAAACTGTCTCAGTTCTTTTAAAAAACTAAACCAATTTTCACGAGCCACCAAATCTTCTGTTTGACTCAAATCTGCACTGTGTATCACCACTAATCCGTCTTGCTCACTAATACTTATGCTGACCTTGCCCAAAACCTTATCACCTGCTTTGAAATCAAAATCAAAAAATCTTGCTGCGTTGGGATCATTGGTCACTTCTGCTGCTTGATTGCCTATAGAGACCGACGGAAATCGCCCCCTTATCTTGGCAAATAGCTCTTTAGACGTGTCATTTAGGTTCATGCTAGTATTTAGTTGTTAGTGGTGCTGATAAACACTGGCATGGGCAGTATGCGTTCTCCGCCATCCTCATCATTTTCTACTTGTAAGAATGAATTATAAATTCTAGGATCCCAATCTTTCAGTATGCTGACTATTCTTAAAATCAACAGCACAGCACTGATAAGATCATCTGTTTCTCCAGATTTGGCTTTGAATCCTGATCCCACTGCCACGTATGTTTTTAATTCACTGATCAAAGCCTTGCTGCTGATGGTCATTTTGTTGTTTTCAATCATGCCTTTCAATCTGCTACAAGCACTGATTTTAGTTCTGTGTGTGGTATTAAATCCTTTTCTAAATTTTCTTATGTGTCCTTTTCTTATGGGTTCACTCACAAACAATCCTGGAATGTTTTCTTCACCAAAGTCACTGATTACCAACAGTGCTGCTTCACCTATGGTATTGTTTTCCACACTCCAATAGATGTTGCTGGCCGATGGACTTTTGCATTCTTCTTTGATAAATGTTACAATATCTTTTAATATTCTTACCTGTTGTGGTATGGGTGTTTGATTGTGTCTCCACTCGGCCACTTGTTTAAATGATGGCACTTCAAACACTTGAATGGCAGCATAATCTCCACCAGTGCCCATGGCAGGATCCAATGATATCACATAGGTGGCAGCAGGATTTATTTTTTCATACCATCTAGTTTGGCCCATGGTTAATATGGGTTGCTTGCCTTCCAATGAAGCAAGTACAATACTGTTTACCAATGTTTCGTCGTAAACTAAAAATTCACAACCATATTCTCTTCTAAATCTTTCTTCACCTATACGTGCCAATTCACTTTCTTTCCATTTTTCATCTCGTTCTGGATGTTCATTCCAAGATGCTGTGTAACCAAAGAATCCATTTATTCCCATTTCAGTTTCATTGCCGTGTTCGTCAAAATTATTTTGTGATTCTTTCCATATCACAGCAAACTCATCTTCATCTGAGTTGGGAGTGGAAGTTATGATGGCTCGACCTCCCGTTGCTAACGTTGGAGATATTGAAGTCCAGAATTCTCTAGCAATGGTTGGATTAACAAATGCAAACTCATCACAGTATAACAATGATATGGACATACCTCTACCAGTGTTGGCAGTGGTGGTGGCTGAAACTATTCTAGATCCATTCTCAAATTCCATAGATCCTTTGTTGTAGTTTACCACACCCGCTCTGATATGATCTGGACACAATTCATATCCATAACGAATACGTTGCATGATCTCTTGAGCGCCTGTGTATTTGTGAGCAGCAATCAATATGGTTTGATCAGGATGAAACATGGCATACCACAACAGGTATGATGATGCACAAGTGGTCTTGCCACTTTGACGTGGCAACATGTTTATGTTAAATCTATATTTGTGATAGGTTTCCAGCAGTTTGGTTTGATACGCATAAGGTTCAAACAGCAGTTTGCCTCTCACAGGATGTTGAATATTAAAAAAATTCTTGGCAAAATAAAGATATCCCAGAGTGGCGTCTGCACAAGCAGCCAACTCATTCAATTGTGATTCAGTGTATTTTTCCCTGGTGTGTGCTTTTTTGGTAAGAACTCCATCCAGACTTTTGGTACTCATATGTAGTACTTATCTGATTAAATGTGAGGTAATTTGTTTGTGAAGTGATTATTCTAGTTCAATATCTTCAAAAGAATCAGAATTTGAATCAGGATTTTCAGAATTTATTCTATCCCAAATATCTGCATGTCTTTGACCGTGTTTTTTGATGAATTCGTCTTTGTTCATTTCAGCTGCGTCTGATTCCATGTCCATCAACCAACCTTTGACTGCACCTTCTTTAAAAGCAGCATAGTCTTGAGTTAATTGTGATTTGATTTTTTCTGCTAATGAAATGTCATCTTCTTTCACAGCCATTGGATTGTCGCCTGGTTGACTTCTGGCATACATTTTTTTCTTCTTATGAAGATCATCACCTGTGGGATCCACTGTGTCTGGTATTGTGGCATATTTAGGATCTGGAGTGGTGCTGGCTTGATATCTGTCATCCTCACCCACTGATTTTTCTTCAGCTTCTACAGGAGCGGGTCCAACCACTGCTGGTGTTGTAGGAGTCAATCCTGCATTTTTAAAAATTTGATACATGGCTTGAACTTCGTCAGGTGTATTGCCATACATGTTCACACTGATAGATGCTGCTTCTGTAAGATTAGACTTAACAATCTCGCTGGCAAGTTCTTTGGGGTTTTGAACTTTGTCAATCCTGCTTAATATATCTCTGATATCCATAACTCTATTTATCGTGTTTGACTTTGGTTAAAGGTGATGCAGAGGCTTTCTCTTCTCTGTCCTGCAATTGTTTTTCTTTTTTATTTTTTGAATCTTCTTTGGCCAAAGTGATTGCTTTTCTGTCTTTTTCCATCTGTTTTAAAATTTCTGTGACTCTCTTTTGTCCCACTTGATCTTGTGCTTTCTTATCTGCTTGCTCCAATGGTGTTTCAAGTTTTGCTACATAGGGTTCTTCTTTTTTGTCTGTGGGATAATCTGCATGCTGCACGTCTGTTCTCACTATCACATGACTCATTGGGACCTTCGTGATCAAACTCACGTATTGTTCTAAAATTTCTGGAGTGGTAGGATAGGCCAATTCAGCATCAAAGTATGTGACTTCCATGTTCTGTAGTTTGGGGAAATCCAGTGGTCTTTCTGTGATTGGAGTTTTTTTACCTTTGGACAAACTCACTATTTCATATTTGCTAAGTGCTTGTTTCAAAGCGTCATTGATATTTTCAGGCAATTCACCAGCCAAACCCAATTTAAATCTGTAGGTTTTTTTGCTTTCTGCCAGTATTTTTTTAAATTCTGTTTCCATATGTGTTTATTTATCCATATTTTTAAGTTTTTCAATCAAACTGTTACGATCAGTAACCACGTAGCCTTCGCCCTGTACCATGTTAGAATCGTCAATTCCGCCATCTCTGTCCATCTTTTGCTTGCGTATCTGTAGGTCTATCATTTTGAGCTTTTTGTCTATTTTGGCAGCTTTGGCTTCCAGTGTGGTTTTCAACATGTTACCAGCCACTTCAAACACTCTACCACTGTATCTGCTCTCCACGTTCATGCCCAAGTCCATCAAATCGTCATAGGCAGTCATGGCTTTTTTGGCTATTTCATCCAGTTCTTCATCAGCCATTGTGCCCAAATCTTTCACCATGGGCAGTGCTGCAGTGATCTTGTCAAACTCAGCAATGTCTCGCAGGGTTTCTTTTTGAGCATCCAAAGATTTTTCTTGTTCTTTTTTATTTTTTTCTTCCATCACTATGTCTTTGGATTCTGGTAGATTCAATAGATCTTCTAATTTTTTGGTCATGATAGTATTATTTATCGGCGCTTACTGCCTTGGTGAAAAATATCGGTTTCGTTGATCACCCTAAACTTTAAACCTTTTTGACGGCACCATGCAGTGGCAGCTTCCCATTTGGCTTGATTCAAAATGTAACTGGCTTGATTGTTTAAATTTTTTCCCACTTTTTCTCTCAATGATTGATTCTGTGGTTTGATTTCAACTATCTCTGCATGTGGTTGTCCACCCTTGTCCACATAGTTGATAAAAAAGTCTGGCACATATATGGTGTATCTTCCAGTGAGAGGATTTCTGTAAGGTATTCTCACTGCTTCACTGGCCCATTTGGCAATGGAAGGACTTTCATCACAAAATTTCATAAAAGCAAATTCCCAACTGGATCTGTACAATGGGTCTTTGGTTCCTAGATATTTTTCAGGATTTTTTAAAGTGAATTTACCTTGAGCAAAACGTCGAGGCATCTGATTATACCACTATGTTGCGTTTTTCGAATTGGTTTTGATTGTTGGTCACTTTGAATCCTAGTGTGGAAATTTTTGATCTGTTCACATTTAAAATTTCTGCAACAACACTACTCAATTGTAATTCGCTCAATCCTTTTAAAGTATCCAACAATTGAAAAATATTCACATTATCTAACTTGGCCTGCTGTAATAAAATTGTGGACACACTGACTGCTGCAGTTTTTTCAAAATTTCTTTTTTCAAAAAATCCTATCACAGCATCTATTTCACCAGCTGGAATACTGATAGGCTCAACAAAATATTTGTCAAAAAATGTTTTAACTGGCTGAGCACTATCAGTGTTTGAAACAGTGCTGGGAACATTGTTTGAGGTATTGATTTTTTCTTTGTTAGTAACACTCAATTCTCTAGGATTAATATTAGGAATTGAAACATCTAATTCAGGAAAATCAGAATTAATAATATTCTCACTGGACATAAATTATCTTCTTTTTAACTCAGCTTTGGTTACGTTATTAGCCACTGGGGTGTTTTTAGGAAACAGTGTGTTGGCCACACCACTCACGTTGGTTCCACCCACTCTGCCAATTCCTTCTTTGATTATATTGAATCCTTCTTCCCTCAAACCTTCTTTGTTTAATTTTTTTAAATTTCTAAGTCTGTTAGCACTGCTTATAACTGTTTTTAAAAAACTACCAGATCCCGCACCGCCCGATTCAATATCACTGAAAACACTTTGGTCTCCACCCAATCCGAAAAGTCCACTCAATACACCACCCACTCCAAACACACTGGTGGTTCCTCCACCAGGCAATGACAACGGACTTGGAGTTTTATCATAGTGTCTAACACCAAACCCTTTGGGTGCTGATCCAGCAGTTACTGGTCCTCTGCTCATGAATACTGTTTCAAACTCTATGGTCATACTGTTGGCCACTGGGTCATTGCTGCCATATGACAAAGTGTCTCCTTGCCAACTGGTTATCAATGGATTCACCAATGTGTAACAAGTGTATCTTTTTCTAGCCATTTGATAAATTTGTATGGTGGTAAAAAAAGGTTCAAAAGAATCAGAATCCATTCCATATCTATATTTGTTCGCTGTGTCTCCTGATATGGTATTTCCTCTGATGTACTGCTCAGGCACAGTGCTGGATATGGTTTTGATTTGATCTTTCTTGCCATAGTTTCCATCTTTAAAATAATATTGATAATACATCTGCCACATAGCAGTGGTTATGCCATAGTTGTCATCGTGAAATACTATTTGAATAGGATCATAATTTATTCTAGTTTGTAATTTTCTTTTTTTGTTGTATTGATTTTTGGTCACAGTGTCTATGGTGTATTTGGGTAAATCCACAGATTTTACCAACATGTTTAATTCTTCACCAACAGTGGAATTGAAATTAGGAATAACTGCTTTGGCGCTAGAGTTAATATTGAATGACACATGGTAAAGAAATTTTTGTTTTGGAGCCAATCTAAAACTGTCATCCACAAATAATCTTTGTCCATGTTGATAGTCAGCAAGGTTGCCTTTGGGATTTAAAGCTCCTTTGAAAAGATTATCTAAAAAAGGTTTTAATATGTTTGGCATGCTAATATTTATGTGTTGTAAATCTATGCTGCTAAAATAAAAAAAGGGGCCATTTAGACCCCTTTTTGAATCAATTTAAGATGTTTAAATTATTGTCCGCCGCCTGTGGCAAGAGTATTAATTGTACGACCTATTGCGGTGCCAATTCCTGTACCCTGAGGCGTTTGAATAGCATTGTCATATCTGATAGATAATGTCACGCTGATAGGATCGTTGGTGTTGTAAGCCAATGTGTTATAGTTTGCTGAATCTACATAGCAACCATACAATTCGAAAGTTTCTAAAATGTTGGCAGCATTTGCTCCGTTACCACCATCTAACACTTCAATTCTAGTTACAAATTTGTAATCAGATCCTGAAGCAGCAGCAGATTGTTCATAAAAGTCAAATTGTTTCTGTAGCTGTTCGCCTACTAATTTTTGTACATTATTGTTCACATCTTCTCTTAAATTTAATGTGATAGGTTCCCAAGTGTGTTTACCAGCAAGATAAACTTTAGAGTTGTACACATCTAATGTGATGTTTTCAAAACTTACGTTGGGTCTTGTAACATCAATAACTTGTTTAGTTAATTCTGTGGTTGGAGTCGATACACCAAAATTTTCCAATGTGACTCTGAAACGATACGTTAATTTTGGCATCAACAGACCCTGACTGCCTGCACTTGCGTTGCTGGCCAAAGGTACTGTCAATTTAGATAGTGTAGATATACTCATTGTTTCTCCTATTGCTAGTATTTATAAAGTTATTATAAACCGCTTATTTCTCCTGTGTTTTTCAAACGCAACGGTATGTAAATGAACTCAACTGCTTTAACTGGTTCAATTGCTATGTCCAAGTACAATTCATTACGATCTATTCTGGCTGGAGTATTGTTGGATTCATCGCACACCACGATAAAGTCGTATAGTGCTCTTTGTCCCACTAGCTCTAGCATTAGACCTTCTGCTTGCTGTTTAATTTCGTCTCTAGTAATTTTGTCATTGGGTTCAAACACATATGGTTTGGCCAATCTGTTCAATTGACTTCTTAAGTAGATAACCAATCTAGCAACGTTGATTCTGTCCAGTGCTGAAGCATTTCTTGCTCTGGTTTTTTGACCATAGTTGACTAAACCAGCACCTGTGATGAAAGTGATTGGGTTCACATTAGAAGTATACAATGTGTCTCTTTGACCTTCGTTCAATGCTATGCTCTCAAATTCACCTTCTGATGTGATGTAACCCACACTTGATGCGTTTGTTATGCCACCACGTCTTGTGCCTGCTGGAGCAAACCATGGATAAGAAACTTGGTCACTCAATGCAATAGTTCTCAATATCATATGACTGGCTGGCACCACAATGTCGTTGCCAAAGTTGTCACTGGTAAATCCTGATGGATAAAACACACCCATGTATTCATCAAATGAAACTAATCCTTCGTCACTGTCTTGCACTGCTAGATTCACGTTGGTTGCCCATTCGTTCAATGAAGTGGCATCTGGAGTCAATCTAAATGGTGAATCTCCTACAACAAAAGCACTTAAACCTCTGTCATAATTTAATGAAATCATTTCACTGATCAATTCTGAATAACCAGGACATGCTATCAAGTTGAATATTCTAGAAGCATCATCTCTGATGGCATCATTGTTGTTGACCAATGCTTGTAATGCTTGGATAACAACTTTTCTCTGTGCTTTTCTACCAAAGCTACCAGCACCGTTGGTTTGATTGCCAGATTCTAAAACCCATCTATGAGGATAGTATGCAGTCATGTTTTCATCACTGAATCTTGTATTTTGATCAGTAAGATCAACATAGTTTCTCACAAATTTTTTAACGTTGAATCCACTTCTGCGTGTGTTGAACAACAACATGCCTTTTGGATACAATGTTGGATCTGGAGCATCAAAATCAACAAAGTTAGAAGTTAATAACGCTTCTATGGTGCCTGGTGTGTCGCTGTTGGCTCCTGAAGTGTTGTAACGTGCATCAGCAAATATGATGCCATCTTCTGTGGTTTGATCTGAATTGTCAATCAAAGTCCATGTAACAGTTGCTGAGTTGTATCTGTAAATCTGAGGATAGTTTTCAATATCGCTGGTATCAATCCATAAATCACCAGTCACTAACGCTGTCTCATCAGATTGTACTGTTGGTTTGGTGGCTGATACGATAGGTCCCAGTGGACTAGAATTTGGAAATGCTGCTGCATCTTTGTAACCCTTCCATGTGGTTCCATTGTGATACATGATATCTGCTTCGTCCGTAATTGAATTGTACCATAATTGACCATCTGCAGTCAAACTGGTTGGAGCATTGCTGTCAGCTGTGTAAGATAATGTTTTCCAATTGCTGGCTCTCAATACCACTGGATTGGTTGATCCATCAGTGGCATCATCGTTGTATAGATTGGTTGTAGAATCTGCTATGAATCCTGCCAAAGTAAGTAAATCACCAGTATCAGTAATTTTAATATCTCCGCCGATATTGTGTGATATCACAACTCTGTTCAAAGTGTCCACACTGGCTTCAATGTTAACAAACCCTTGAGCATTGATTGCATTAGCAATTGTATCAGCATCACCAGATTGTCCCACTGTTGTGATAGAAAAAGTTGTGCTAGATCCCAATGCTTCTTGATTGATTTTTGATTCTTGCATGGTCACACTGTATGTGCCAGACACACACTGAGTGGTGATTGCACTGGATTTAATAATGGTTGCTCCAGTATTTTCTTTTCTTTGAATTATGAAATCAACTTCATCACTGCCATTGTTGGAATTCACATAAAGTGATCCCACAGCAATATTTGCTCCACCACCCGCTCTGTCAATGTTGTACAGTGCAGATTCATTGCTGTTGTAAATTGGAGCAGAAATATCTTCAAATAAATTGGTTACACCATTGAATTTTTTAATTTTAAATCTAGCACCAAGATTTGGAGTAGTAATTTTAATCCATAAAGATCCAGTTGGTCTTGGATTAGCATCTGAAGATTTAAACGCAGGGATTTGTGTGTGAGGTTGAACCACTACTGAAGGAATGTATTTTGTGCCTGCTGTAAATCCCAAGTCTGCTAATAAAGTTCCAGAAACTGAAGCTAAAATAATATTGCTTGTGGTTGAAAAGATTGCCACTGCAGTGCCGATACTGGCTGCTGTGACTCCACTGATACCTGCGGAGTTGATATTAGAAATTACTTGAGTGTATGAAGTTCCTGTGATAGGTGTTCCATTGATAGTAAACGTGCCCGATGTAGATAATACGTTTTGATTAGATCCTATTACTGTTGGCTGACTGGCTTTCCAAGCAGTTGATCCTACTTGAACCCAAGTGCCTAGATAATTTTTGTAGTATAAATCATTGAAAGTTGTGGTGGCATTGATAGCATAATCTCCAATTTGGCCCACTGCGCCTTTGGGAGCATTGCCTGCTGTTTCACCCACTAATTGTTCAACATCTGTGATCACCGTTGGAACTTTATTAGTAAATGTTTGACCTCCTGTAGAAGTCACAGGATTAGAATTCCATTCAAATATACCAAACAAACTATTAGCTGTGTCAAACCAATATGTGCCAGCTGCTGGAGTTCCGGCTGGTGCATCAGCTGATGCTTGAAGTTGATCTAAATCTACGTTAGCTCTTACCACGTAAGCTCTGTTGCTCACTCCTAGGAAAGAATATGCTGCTTGTAAACCGTACTCATTTAATTCACCACCGTGAATTGGATTGTTGTTTGAATCTGTGTAGAAAATTGCATCACCAAATGTGTCACTCAAATCTCTTTGAGAAGTTACAAGATAAGGTTTACCAGCATTGGCTGCTCTTGTGCCTTCTGCTGTGCCTGTGCCTGCTGAATTGGCTTTGTCCTGAGCAGTGGCAATAAAGATCATTGGAACCGTACCTGGTTCCGCTGGTGTATAAAAACTTTCGTCTATTACTGTAACTTGTACGCCCGGTGATACTAGTGCCATATTGTTTTCTCCTATCTATGACTTATTTGAATATATTTATTCAGATAGCTCAAAAATACACCTCATTAATCCCAACAAAAAGGGCCAAAAAAGGGCAGCTAAATACTGTATGCGACCTTTGTGCAAAGCCTGCAAACAACGCCC